AGCAGGCGCATACAAGTGGATGGTTGCATAACCCACACTTAGCAATAGTGTTGAAGGGGCTTTGTAGCCCTTAGCCCCTTCAATTTTAATTAGAGAGGAAATCATGCCAGCAACATATGTAACCGAAGCAGAACTGCGCACAGTTCTAGGTATCGGGTCTCTCTACACTTCGACCGTTGTTGAAGAATGCTGCTCTGCGGCCGAAGGAATTATCAAAGGGCATTTATGGTTTAACAATTATTACGCAGCTGCTAGAAGCCTCACCGACAACTTTGCAACACTTTACTTTCAACAACCACACGGCATGTATGTTGGCCAGAGCGTAACTATTACTAATGCCGGATCACCTTTTAACGGCACTAAGACAATTACTGAGATTAACGGCGCAGTCCAGGTATCTGCCCTTAACTACCAGAACTATTCTTTGACGGCTTACAATTATTCTATTACTTACGCAGCCACAGGCGCGGATCAAGTAAAGAACCCAATCCAACCTTTTGCCACAGTAGCTGCAACAACTAACATAGACTTTGCAACAATCCCGGAAATTAGAGAAGCATCACTTTTAATTGCTGTTGACATCTGGCAATCAAGACAACTTTCAAATGCTGGTGGCGTATCACCAGATGGCTTTACACCTTCACCATATCGTATGGGCAATACTCTTTTAGCGCGTGTTAGAGGTTTGATTGCGAATTACTTAAACCCAAGTGGACTAGTCGGATGACAGTTGCCGTCACAACTCTCCGTTCTACCATTGCAACGGCTTTAAGTAATCCAGCGGTATGGCAGGTATTTTCCTTTCCGCCTGCCAGCCCGTTGGCCAACAGCGTGGTTGTAGAACCTGATGATCCTTATATTGTGCCAAGCAATAACCAACATATAACTGTTGCACCTTTGGCTAATTTTAGAATTAAACTTTACTTACCATTACTTGACAATCAAGGCTCACTTGCAAGCATGGAAGACTTTATTGTTGACGTGTTTACCAAACTAGCGGCAAGTTCGCTAAACTATAACATTGGCTCTGTGTCTGGTGTGTCTGTTGACTCAACAGCTGGAGACCTTCTCACAACGGAAATACGTGTGAGTATCTTAACGAGTTGGAGTTAATATGTCCGATCATCTAACACCTGAGGATTTGGCTTTCTTGAAGAAGATCGGTCAAATCAACACCACCCCAAAGGCACCAGCCAAGAAAGACGAGGAATAAACAATGGCAATTTTTCTAAACAACAAAGTTGGCTTTAAGGTTGCAACAGTTGATCTATCAGATCACGTTACAGCTTTCACATTAAACCGCCAAAGAGATCAACTAGAAGTAACTGCAATGGGAGACACAGCCCACAAGTTCGTATCCGGACTTTCAGCTGACACCATCACAGTAACATTCTTGAATGACACAGCAGCAGGCTCAGTTCTTGCTACTCTGCAAGCTGCTTACGGCACAACCGTAGCGTTCACAGCAATTCAAGATAAGTCAGCTGCAACATCAGCAACAAACGTGCTTTACTCAGGAACAATTCTTGTTGATAACCTAACAGACATTAACGGCGCAGTCGCAGATGAAGCAATGATTGACATCACTTTTACCTGCAACAGCGCAACTTCATACGCAACAACAGGCACATTCTAAACAACTAAAAGAAAAGGGCTAACATGGCAAAGTTAAGAATAGTAAGGGTGGATGGTAGCGATACCACTCACGTAATCACACCAGCAATAGAATTCGCTTTTGAAATCTATGCAAAGAAAGGCTTACACAAAGCCTTCCGTGAGGATGAGAAACAGTCTGACGTTTATTGGTTAGCCTGGGAGTGCATCCGTAGATCGGGAGAAACTGTCAAACCTTTCGGCGCAGATTTCCTGGACTCGCTTGTGCGTGTGGAAGTTCTTGATGATGACCCTTTGGACTGACCCGCGATTCACTTCATTATCTCATCGCACGAATGAGCATAGAGACGGGGATCGCGGCACAATCCTTTATTGACATGGATGTGCGAATGTTCAAGACTTATTTGATGGCTATGAAGGACAGGGCGAAGGAGTTAAAAGATGGCAACAACGCTAACAGGCGCTAGCCAACTCCAGACTGCACTTCGCAAGTTTGAACCTGATCTGGCAGCTGAACTACGCACCGAAGTTGCTGCCCTATTACAGCCTATTGTTAAAAAGGCTCGCGGTTATATTCCATCAGACTTTACGCCTTCTAATTGGCGTGGTGAAACTAAAACTGGTAAATGGCCTATCTATAACGCAACTCTTATGCGTAGAGGTATTGGCTACAAAACTACGCCAACTAGGCCAAACAGACGTGGCTTCTCTTACGCAGCTTCTATTCATAACAAAACCGCTTCCGGTGCTATCTTTGAAACTGCTGGCCGTAAGAACCCAGGCGGTATGCAGAAAGCGCCTAAGGGCACACCTAGAACTAATAAGAACTTTAGCCACTCAAACAACCCACTAGCAGGATCACAATTTATCTCAGCATTAGATAATGCCAGTCCATTAAAGCAAGGCAATACACGCACAGGCTCAGGCCGCCGTGGTCGCTATATGGTTGGCCGTTTAATCTATCGTGCATGGGCTGAAGATGGCGGCAAAACCAACGCCGCAATTATTAAAGCCATAGAAGGCGCAGCCGCTAAGTTTAGATCGAGAGTAGGTTAGTCATGGCAACAACAGACTTAATGGTAGGCATTGGTGCCGAATACAAAGGTAAAGCAGCCTTTAACAAAGCCAACAAGGATATTCTTGGTTTAACTAAAGCCGTAAAGAGCCTAGCGGCCGGATACGTAGGTTTAGCAGGTGCGCAAAAGGCTTTCCGTTTAGGCCAACAATCACTCAAAGCGTTCGTTGCAGATGATGCCGCGGCGGCACAACTTACTAAAACTTTATCTAACTTAGGCTTAGCCTTCAACAGCGTAGACGTTGAAAAGTTTATTAACAAGACTCAGCAAGCAACAGGCGTGTTAGATGATCTTCTACGCCCTGCTTTCCAGTCTTTGCTTATCGCCACACGAGATTATGCCCAGGCTCAAAAACTTCTTAACTTATCTTTAGACATATCAGCTGGAACGGGCAAAGACGTAGCCGCAGTCAGCACAGCCCTAAGCAAGGCTTATCTTGGCAATTACACTTCCCTGACCAGACTTGGCGGCGGTATCAGCAAAGCCACAGTTGCATCCGGTGATCTAAACCAAATTCTTGCCGCCTTAAGTGCTAACTTTCAAGGCGATGCGGCAGCAGCCGTTCAGACCTACAAAGGCCAATTAGATTTATTAAAAGTATCAACTGAGAACGCCAAAGAGACTATCGGCGAAGGCTTAGTAATTGCCCTGTCTAATCTTTCAGATAATAACATCGTCAGCTTGAGTGATGCTATGGATAACTTCTCGACATCTATTGCTGAGGTAATCGTAGGCATTAGCGTAATGATTGAAAAGATTAAGTCTATTCCTGGTGCTAACCTGCTTAAAGGGTTGTTCAGCCTTCAATCTATTCCGGTGGTTGGTTCTTACCTAGAGTTCTTCAGAAAAGCCGGTAAGGCTGAAATCAAGTCTGTTCGTAACTCAAAGAAAATTGTTGAAAATACTAAGGCTACAAGCAAAGTAACATCTACCATTGTATCTAACACTAAGAAGTTAACTGCTGAGCAGACCAAGCAATTAGCGTTGAAGAAGGCTCAGGCCGTTCTTGATGGATCATCTAAAGTTATGGATATGGATTTAATCCAAAACACAGCTGCGCTTATGGGCAAAATAACTCAGGATGAGACCCTACGCCTTAAACTCCAGCAAGCAATCCTTCTAGGCAACTCAACTGAGGCTGGCAACCTAGCACAACAGTTATTAGCCACTCAGTTAGCGGCCATGAAGTTATCAGCAACCAACCCTCTAGGTGGCTTTACAGATGCCCTTATGGCAGCTTTGAAGGGTGCTAGAGAACTAAGAGATGAACTTGCTAAACTAGGTGCGCCTAAAGTTGCAGTTCCTTCAACACCAGCAGCAGTAGCCGCAGCAACTAGATCATATACAACTGCAAATGGAATAACCGTTCCATCAGACTTTGGGATGCCTGGGTCAGTTGCAAATGCAGTTAGCGGCGGCGGTCGCTTCGTTTCAAACAATCCTAACGCGGCTGTTAATGAATTACGCATAATTATAGATCCATCAGCTGCTCAATACGGTATTGGCGTTGCATCAGTCAATAACTCAGCCAACGGCAACAAAAACAATTACAGCACTATTCAAAGTTTCTCCGGCGGTTAATCATGGCCACGCCCACACTTGTTGTAACTTTCGACTTTAGTTCTGGTGCCGTATTTGGCTACCCGTTCATAATCGGTGAAGGTGTATTGGGATTCAACACGCTGGCAGATGCCGCGGCTGACACCATAGACATATCAAACCAGGTCAATAGAGTCTCAATTAGACGTGGGTATAACCTGCTTCAAGAAGAATTCCAGGCAGGCACAGCGACCATAAGAGTTATTGACCCTAATGGAGACTGGAACCCAACCAATCCTGCTTCACCTTACTTTGGCAAGTTAGTGCCTTTACGTAAGGTGCGTATTTCCGCAGACGGCGAGTTTTTATTCTCAGGATACACAATTACTTATAACTACACTTGGGACAAAGAGCAGAACATAGGCTTCGTTGATATAGAACTATCTGATGCTTTCCGCTTATTCAACATGTCCAGCGTTACCACAGTTACAGGTGGCACAGCTGGCCAGACCACAGGCACACGTATCACAGCCATCCTAGACACCATTGGCTTCCCAGCATCCATGCGAGAAATAGAGGCAGGTTCAACAACTGTTCAGGCTGATCCTGGCACTTCTCGGACATCACTCCAGGCTATTCAAAACATGGAGTTCTCAGAGCAAGGTGCGTTTTATATTAAGCCATCCGGCAACGCTGAGTTCCTAAGCAGAGCAACCATTCAAAGCAAATCAGGTGCTAATCCAACATTCTTTAGCAATGACGGCACAGGTATTTCCTACCGCAACATCGTTACTGCCCTAGATGACAAGTTGATTATCAACACAACTAGCATCACACGTGCCGGTGGCACAGCCCAGACTGCAAGCAACACAGCCAGCCAAATCAAGTATTTCCCACACTCTTACACAGCCACAGACCTTCTAGTCCAGACAGACGCTCAGGCTTTAGATATTGCTCAGGCTTACACCGCGACACGGGCAGAGACCACTCTACGGGTTGATGCCCTTACTCTTGATCTAAGCACAGCCGACTATGCCGCTGGCACAACAGCAGCCTTAACCCTAGATTTCTTTGACACAATCCGTGTTAAGAACGTAGGGCAAGATGGCACAGTCATAGACAAGACTTTGCAATGTATGGGTGTTACTCATGAAATCACTCCAGGAACTTGGAACACCACGTTCGTAACATCCGAACCAATCATCGATTCTTTCATCATAGGCAGTTCTTTATACGGTATAATCGGCACGTCAGTAATGACATATTAAGGGGTAACAAATGGCAACAGGATTTCCAGCAAGCACCGGAGACGTTCTCTCAGCTGCGATGTATAACGGCTTAGTTACGTTTGACGTTGAAGCCGACAAAACAGATGACTACACGCTAGTCCTCAATGACAGTTACCAGAATTTAGTGCCAATGAACAAAGGCACAGCGGTAGCCCTAAAAATTCCTACTAACGCCACAGCAGCAATCCCAGTAGGCACAGTGATCACAGTATTAAACAAAGGTGCTGGACTAGTTACAATCAGCGCAGTTACTCCAGGAACAACCACAGTTCTTTCAGCTGGCGCAACAGCTGCTTCGCCGACTCTTGCACAATACAAGTCAGCTGCTTTAATTAAAACAGCAGCAGATGTTTTCTATGTAGTTGGTGCTATCGCATAATGATTGGCAACGCAATAGCAGGGTGTTTAGCACCTACAACACTTATAGCACCTTCCGCAGTTGATTATTTAGTAGTCGCTGGCGGCGGTGCTGGTGGTTATTGGTCTGGCGGCGGTGGTGGTGCAGGTGGTTTTAGAACTGCGACATCTTTTAGTATTAGTGGATCATTCACAGTAACCGTAGGTGCTGGTGGAACTGGAACAACAGGAAACGGAACTAACGGAAACGATAGCGTTTTATCTTCAATAACCTCTACTGGCGGTGGTCGTGGCGGCGGTAACGGTGCTGGAGTTACTGGTGCTGGTAACAATGGCGGTTCTGGTGGTGGCCCTGGTGGTTTGACGGGTGCAGCAGTAGGACTTGGAAATACACCTTCAACTTCTCCATCACAAGGAAACAATGGCGGTGCAGATGGTGGAAGCGCACCCGCATTTGGTGGTGGTTCAGGCGGTGGTGCAACTTTAGCTGGAACAGCCGCAACCGCATCAGTAGGCGGTGTTGGTGGTAATGGAACTGCTAATTCATATTCAGGATCATCAGTAACTTATTCTGGTGGTGGTGGCGGTGGTGTGAACGACACCGGAGCAACAGGTGGTGCAGGTGGAACTGGTGGTGGTGGTGCAGGCACTAATAACGCAGTAGGTGTTGCTGGCACAGTAAATCTTGGCGGCGGCGGCGGCGGCGGTTGCGGTAACGGCGCAGGTGCAGGCACTCAACGCGCTGGCGGTAATGGTGGTTCAGGTGTCGTTATTCTTCGTTACCCAGATACTCGACTTGATTTAACTTCTATTGGCGGCGGACTCACTTACACAAAAACTACTACCGGTGGTTACAAAATTTATCAATTCACAGCAGGAACAGGAACGGTAACAATCTAATGGCTCACTATGCGTTTTTAGATGAAAACAACATAGTTACTGAGGTTATACCTGGTAAAGATGAAACCGAACAAATCGAAGGTTTAGACCCTGAAACTTGGTATGGAAACTATCGAGGACAAGTCTGCAAGCGCACGTCATATAACGGTAGATACCGCAAAAACTATGCTGGTATTGGTTATACATACGATGCTGCTAGAGATGCTTTTATTGCACCAGAACCAGCAGAACAAATTGGATTCGATGAGGAAACTTGTCGCTGGATAGTTCCGGAGATTGAACTTGAAACCACGCCTAAGTAAAAGCGTTATTCAGCTTCGAGAGCAAATTGACGACACGTATCCACTACGCGACCGTAGAACTGACGGCACAATCGGTGACTCTAAGCATGACAGTAAATCAGATCATACGCCTGATGCTGCGGGCTGGGTTCGTGCCGTTGATATTGACGCAGACCTCACAGACCACAAATCTGAAAGTATCTACCTGGCAAATCAGATTCGTGCATATGCGAAGTCTGACCCTGCTAAACGGATATCTTATGTCATTCATAACCACAAGATTGCTAGCCGAATCCTTAATTGGAAATGGCGTAAATACAGCGGGTCAAACCCACACACAAGCCATATCCACGTCTCCTTCAATAAAGGTAAGGCTGACACGGATGGTTCTTTTTTTGAAATACCTATGTTAGGGAGTAAACAATGAAACATCCTATGTTCCTTATGTCCGGTGCGTTTTTAGCAGCTTGGGCTGCAAGCAACTTCTCACTCGACTATCGCGCTGTCCTCTGGGCTATCCTTGCCGGAGTATTTGGATATGCGACCCCTAAGAAATGACAATCTCTAGCGCCAATTACACAGTAACAACCACAGCTTCTATCGTAGTTGCTAATGACCAAGCCGCTGAGGAAGTTCACTTCCATTCATCATCAGGCACACTCTATATTGGTGGGGCAGATGTAACTGTTGCCAATGGTTATCGTATGGACAATGGCGATAAGGTTGTAGTTCAGAATCATGGCAATCCAATCTATGCCATAACTTCAGCAGGAACATCAAACCTCTCAACGCTAGTTATTCAGAAGTAATGCAAGCGCAAGACTGGGCTGCCCTAAGCGTTAGCCTAGTAACTATTGTTGCTGCCTTTGTAACATCAGTCCGTTGGCTTGTTAAGCATTACCTAAGCGAACTCAAAACAAACGGCGGGTCATCTTTACGCGATCAGGTTGATAGATTAGAAGTGCGTGTTGATACCATCATAGAAATGTTAGATAGGTAACACTTATCCTATGGCACGCAGAAAAGTCATAGACGTAACAGACTACTCAGCCCTGGATCAATACTGTATTGGCCTGAATGAGTATTACAAGTCATTACGTAGAGCAGGGTTTAGCTGCGATCATGCACTTTATATGATTACCGCACCTCAGACTTATCCCGCCACAATCTTGCCTAGTCCTAACTGGTTGCCAGACATGCCAGATTATTTTGATGACGAGGATGAGGACTAACCTTGAAACTGGTCGTAATTTCCGATCTTCAAGTTCCCTTTCACTCACCAAAGGCCGTAGAAAATGTGGCCACATTTATCCGCAAGTTCAAACCCGATGAGGTTCTTTGCGTCGGTGATGAGATGGATTTCAACACCATCTCAAAGTTCAGTAGCGGTTTTGACGAACACTCACAGACAATCGGCAAAGACCGAGACATGTGCGTTGATGTCATGTATGACCTGCAAATTACACAGCTCTCACGATCTAACCACGGAGCGCGGCTCTTTAACTCCCTTTCTACTAGACTGCCTGGATTGATAGGCGCACCAGAACTAGAGATAGAGAACTTTCTACGCTTGCCAGAGTTAGGCATCAAGTATCATAAGAAGCCTTACGAGATTCCAGGCACGAATTGGATTATGGTGCATGGTGATGAGCAGAGCATCAAGCCACATGGCGGTTTAACGGCTTTAGAAGCCGCTAAGAGACACGGAAAGAGCGTTGTGTGTGGTCATACTCACCGACAGGGTGTATCGTCTTATACGCAATCCTCAGGCGGTTTAGAGGTATCTAGGCTCACGGGCTTTGAAGTAGGCCATCTCATGGATACACGCTCAACAGGGGCTAGTTACACCAAAGGCACGTTTAACTGGCAGGCAGGCTTTGGCGTTATCTACACAGATCGTAAACGTGTATTGCCAATAGCCGTTCCCATTGAGAAGGATGGCTCTTTCCAATTTGAGGGCAAAGTCTATGGATAAACCTTGTTGTGGCGAAGAATGGCTTGGATATGAGGAAGATTTCGTTATCAAATCGTTATCTAAATATGCTTGTATGAGGTTGAAATAGCCTGAAATAAGTGCGACCCTTTAGGTGTTGGCGAAGCACAGTAGCCGACATAAAGGGGCTACAAATGGACAGAACTGAAACCCTAGATGCATTAGATGACTTAATGCAGACTATGACTAATCTAGGTAATGACGATCTAGCAAAGGTATTTCATAACCTATATCTAGAGATTGAAACTTTGGACTTTACAAACCTAGTTGAATCTCAGATAGACCCAACTGCTATAAACAGAAACGATTATATGTGCGGCTTTTGTAAGTTGCCTATGGGCAAGACTCATTGCTTTGGATGCGGCCGTTATGACGGTGCAATGACAGCAGCAGATTACGCAAAGTTCTTGGTAGTCTAATGAACGTAACTTATTGGGAACTTGCTGGCTTCTTAGCAATGACTCCTGCGCTGATCTATGTTGCATATTGGAAAGGCTGGAAGCAAGGCAAGCGTGAGGGTTATCATGCCGGTAGAGCTGTAAGTCGGGCATCGGTTAATGCCAATCGCTAATGAACTCCTTACTGAAAGCACCAGACTCCTGTATGACAGAGGTTTGCAGTATGGAGACCCAACTGCTAATCATATTCGCATCTCGCAATTATGGAGTGCGTATCTCAATCGTGGAATCGAGCCTCACGAGGTCGCAATCTGTATGGCACTCGTCAAAGTCTCGCGTTTGTCTGAACAAGCAACGCACAAAGATAGTTACGCAGACGCTATCGCATATATGGCGATTGCAGGACATATCGCACTTACCGACTTCGACAACGATCTTGATGCTTACTAAAGCAAAGCATGGAGTGTGGTGCGATTACTGCAAGAGCAGGTTCGGTATTCATAACACTAAAGGGACAACACAAGCTGCTTGGACTGTTCATAGCGAACTACCAAAGAGCCACGGGCGCAAGCGTTCTTACTGTAACGAGTGCGCAATAGATGTATCTAAGTGGGCTGATGGCTCATACTTCTCATTAGATCAACAGATAGAGTATGCAAAGACCAACGGAACCACTACACAAGGAGTATTAAATGGCTTTTAACCTAGACAATTACGAGACCGTGGAAGTTCGCCTGGAGAAGTTCATCAAGGACTTTCCAGACTTCCGCATAGACACAGAACTGGAGAGTTTTGCGAATGATAGATTTATTGTTAAAGCGTATATATACCGGACTTTTGCAGATGGTGTCGCGTTCGCAACCGGATACGCGGAAGAGAAGATTACTGATCGCGGTGTTAATGCAACTAGCGCACTGGAGAATTGTGAGACTAGCGCAATCGGTAGAGCGCTTGCAAACGCAGGTTATGCAGCTAAAGGCAAAAGGCCTAGCAGAGAAGAAATGGGAAAAGTCGCTAGAGTAAAGAACGACTTGGCCAGCGAAGCAATAGCCAATGCACCATTAGCAATCAACAACACCTGGGATGAGTTCGTGGGCGCTGAACCTAAGAAACCTGTTGTGAGCCTGGCCGATGCGGCACAACTAGTGCAACAAACATTCGGAGAAGCTGAGCCAATACCAACATGCTCTCACGGAACACGTAAGGTTAAAACCGGAGTAAAGAACGGCAAAGCGTGGTCAGGTGCAATGTGTGCAGAGGGAACTTTGCCACAAGCACAACAATGCTCACCAATATGGTATCGAGTTGATAAGGATGGACACTTTAGATTACCGGAAGGAGTTGAATGATGGGTTACGTTGAAGTAACTAGACCAGATGGCACAATCGAATTCTACGGCGATGTGCCAATGCTAGTCTGCCAAATGTGTAACAATATCCCAGATCAGGATGAAGGCGTTTGGACAGTTAGTCTATCACCGCTGCAATGGCAATGCGAGAAATGTCATGCCGTCAATGGCTAATCATCGCAAGCACAGGGGCTACAAGACGCAACGCGTGGTGGCTGACTGGTTGAGGCAATGGTATCCCTATGCCGAATCTACTGGGGCTGGTAGGCAAGGCGAAGATATAACAGGGATACCGTTCTCAATAGAAGTAAAGGCACGATCTGATTTCCAGCCATTAGCCTGGATTAAACAAGCTGAGAGCAATAAGGGTGGTAAAATAGCCTTTGTAGTTAGCCGCTGTAATGGACAGGGCGAAAACGCTGAGGAGTATTTAGCCTTCATGCGCTTAGGGGATTTAATGAATATCCTACAAACATACGCAGCCAACCAAGAACCTCAAAGATGCAAACAATGTGGATCATGGATAAACACCATGTGCCGCACTTGCCAGATTGCAGGAATAAATGCCTAGATATGACTACGGCTGTGATACATGTGCAGCTATATATGAAACTACTGACAACCCTGAGAGTATTTACTGCTCATGTGGGGGAATGATGACACGCATCTGGACTGCACCGGCAGTTGTATTTCGTGGGAAAGGCTTTTACAAGACCGATAACCGATAGCGTAATTGTCTCAATATATGAGATGACACGCCGATAGGAGACGCTCAAATGTCCAATCAACTTGACAAGGCCATTACACTTAACTTGCTAAAGTGCTTCAGGCACTTCGCGCAAGCCGCAGCGCGGATCGCTTGCGCAGTAGTAAGTGTTGTGGGGATACTATTCATTAGCGCGGCTAATGCCGTTGCACCAATTCATGATGGTATTCAAATACAACAGACACCTAAACAATATGCAAAAGCCAATCTATCTATAGATGATTACAAATGCGCTTTAGAGCTGTATACAAGAGAGTCTAACTGGAGGCCTAATGCTAAGAATGGCCCACACTATGGGATACCACAAGGTAGAAGCGAATGGCTTAAAACTGCTGATCCTATAGAACAGGTTAAATGGGGTATCAGATATAGCGATGCACGTTACGGTAGTATGTGTCAAGCATTAACACACTTTAAGACTAAGGGCTGGCACTAATGGGCAGTAAGCATCTAGGCAGTTACAAGTGGAAGCAACAGAGGTTGTTGGTGCTTAGACGAGACTGCTATATATGTGCGTATTGTGGTGAAGCAGCTAACGAAGTAGATCATGTGCAGCCGCGTGTGCTTGGTGGGACTGATGACTTGGACAATCTTGTGGCCTGCTGTAGACGATGCAATAGCAGCAAAGGTAAGCGTAGCGAGGCCCTTTTTTTAGGTCGGCAGTCTAC